AAAGAACTCTCTTGCTTGCAAAAGACCCACTATTAGAAGCTAATTTGTATATGTATGGATTAACTTCTGGCATTCCTAAATCTAGCTTGGTAAACAAAATGATGATTGAACTCAAGAAAGAATCAGGCTCTGACCAAATAGATACCAGAAGAATAAAGGACTACATTGAACAAGGGTTCTTTGAAGGACCACAGTACGACTAATGGTAACAACTGATAAAGGGATAAGATGTCCTGGATGCAATAAGAAAATTGCAGAAAAGTTAGTTGGTGAATTATGGACAAGGTGTGTGAGATGCAAGAGAAGTATTCACATTCGCTTTGACAGAAATGGATATAAGGTTTTAGACTAAGAGCAAAATTAAATAAAGTTACAGTGCGCAAGTCGCCATGAGTTCAACTCAGGCGGCTTTTTTTTTGTTTTAAAAAAGGGGTAGTAAATGACATTACAGAACTCGACAGCAGGATTTGATGAACCAGTACAACCTAGTACAAATGGAACAGGCGACCTTGCTCAGAATGAATCTGCGACTCCCTCGGCAGAGGCAGAACCAGTGACATCACAAGAGCAACAACCCACCATGGAATCCCTGCAACAGCAGATTCAACAGATGCGTGAAGACCTTGAAAAAGGTAATAGGGACTACTCTGCTCTTAATGGCCGATACAAAAAGGCTATGGAAGAGAAATCATCTACGGATGAAATTGCTGACTCGATTGCAGCTCTGACAGGGACAGTCAATGCTCTCATAAAGCATCAGGCTACTCAGGATGAGCAAGTGTTAGCTGAGGAGCTTGAGAAAGTTCAGGCAGACACAGTAAACAGAACATCGAGCAGATCCTTTCAGAACGCATCGGCTGAAATGGTTCGTGAGATAACAGACACAGTTGAAGAACTGGGACTCAACCTTGAACAATCCGAAGAACTCGCAGACTTCAGGGCTTTGTGGACACCAGCCTATCAAAATAATGATATCTCAGGACTATATGCAGCATACGCAGAATTTTTGAAAGTCGCTAGACGATTGGAGAGAAGTAAGCGTGAAACTGAAGTTGAGGCAACTCGAAGGACAGCAGAGGAAGAGAGGCGAAAGCAGAACGAGGAACTTGGTATAAACGATCTGGATTCAGGTGTGGGTATGCCAGTATCTCCCAATGGCAACTCTTTACTTACTAGACTTGGAAATTCCGAGACTTCAGTTACTAGAGATGAAATAGCACAAGCTGCCGAGCAAATGAAAAAGCTCGGCATTAGATTTTAATTAGGAGAATTAAATGGCAATCGGAAATACTATTACTGATTCGTTAGCTGATTCGATTCCTACTATGATTGCATCTGCAAGAATTGTCAGGGAATTTGCTGGCGTAATGCCTAACCTTGTTGACAGGCAAAGGTTAGATGAAAACACAGGTACTGTCTGGAATGAAGTTGCAATGTCAAAGTTGACAGCTCAGGCAGTTACAGAAAATACAGAACTAGACAACCCACAACAAATGGAAGATACCCTCATGAGTATCACTCCTACAGTTATCGGTGTACATACTGTTATCACCGACAGGGTTGCTTTAAGAATTAGTGCGAATGCTTATGCCCAAACAGGGTCATTGGCACAGAACGCTATTGAAAGAAAGAAAGACCAAGACGGACTTACAGCAATAGATGGAGCTACTACAGCTCTTGGTGGCGCAAATGCATTGGACTCAGGTGAAGTTGCTGCTGCAGCTTACAGGATAACTTCTAACACAACAGAACCAGCTCCTGCTAATGCTCCAATCAATGCAGTATTTCATGGGTTTTCTTTAAAAGATATCGATGATGAATTGATTAATGCAGGTCTTGATACTACTGATGGTCAAGGCGCACCTTTAACTAGTGGTGTAGCTGTAGAGGCTTACCAAAACAGATACAGAGGAACTATTGCTGGTGCAAGACTTTATGAAGATGGCAACTTAACTATCTCATCAAACCTTGCTAAAGGTGGAGTTTTCTCTCAGATGGCTTTGGTATTAGTAGAAGGTCGATCACCTTACATCGAGACTAAGAGGTTACCTGAACTTGGTGGTGGAGCTACAGCAATGTACCACTATGACGAGTACGCATATGGTGAGCGTGGTTCAGGAAACTGGCTTTACGAAGTACAGGCAGACGCAACAGCACCAACTAGCTAATGAATGAAAGAAGAAGGGCTTGGTCTATAGAACGTGGGCCAATTCCAAAAGGGTGGGTCGTTCACAACATGAACGGCAATATGAGGGATAACAGGCTAGAGAACCTGGCTTGTATCCCTCGTAAAACAGACAACATAAGTCAAGTAATCGCTCCCTACAGGGAACGGATAAAAAAATTAGAGCAAAAGCTCGAGGAGAAATAAATGGCATCAGTATTAAGTAATCCAGGACAAATAGTATTATTTAATGATTTTTTTGGTGTAAGTGAAACATTAGCTTTAACAACTGACACAGCTCAACTAGGAGATTTCTACGCAGGTGGTGAAGGTTTTGAAGATAACGATGCAGGGATTGCAGGCAAAGATTCATTAAATGGAGTTGTTACTCTTACATCTGGAAACACAGACGCAGATACAACTTTTATAGGGACACACATTGGATTTGATGTAGGTCTAATGGGGCCTATTGTCGCTGAGACTAGAATCAAACTTCCAGACCTAGATACTAAAGAAGTATTTTTTGGTTTGACAAGCATACTTTCAGTTGATGAACAACTTGAGGACATTGTTATAAATGCCTCAGGAACTAGTATCACGATACCTGCAGAAGTTGCAGGGTTTTATCTAAGTGATGAACTTACAGATGACGAGGACTGGCATGGTATTCACAAAGGTGGAACTGCAGCAGCATCGACAACTACTACTAGTGTTGATTTAGATGATGATGCAGTAGCAGGTGAATTTCAGACGCTTAGATTAGAAATTGCTAACAATGGTACTTGCCGATGGTACATAGACGGAGTCTTAAAGCAGACTGTTGAGGGTGCTGTTTCTACAACTACAAACTTTGCAGTTTGTTTAGCAGTAGCAGCAAACACAACCGAACTTGGAATCATTGATTGCGATTATATGTTGGTTAAAGCAAACCGAGACTGGACTATAACTAACTAGGAGAGTAAATGGTTTCCAGGATTGAATTAACTCAAGCCGAAATCATGGGTCATGAGCCTTGTTATTACATTTCAGAGATGAATAAACAGGCTCATGATTCTTCAGGTTTCAGAAGATTTCAAACAATAACTGTTATTAGAAATGACAGGAAGGTGAAATTTGAAAGAGACATCGGAGACTCAAGATTATTCGGTGAACAATTTCAATTAGTCTGTGGAGTTCCAAATGGTAAGGGTGGTGGCGAAGCACTATATACAGTAGACGAGGCTATAAGAATGGCTGAAACCATGAATTTAATGCCTCCTTCATTACAGAACCACAAACCTAAAGATTACAACAAATTGTTTTGGGACAACGTAGAAGAGAAACAAAAATGGAAACGAGGGGTAAGTGTATTTGGCCCTAAGTTTAAAAAGGAGAGAACGTAATGGTAGAACAAGCTCAATCTATGGAAGAACTTATGCGAGATGCAGAAGTAGCGGAAGAACCTGGAGACATAAGGCAAGGTTCGACTGTAGCAAGTACCAGTAATGGAATGACCATGACAGCATCAGAATTAAATAGTGCTGGGTATGTGTACGTTTACGATACACAAACTGGTGACAGGTCGACAGTTAACAGAAATATGTTGCCTGGCGTTCTGCAAAAAAGACGAGCTGACGGAAGTTATTTTTTCTCCACAAAAATGCCTGACGTAGAAATACACAGAGGCACAATCAAATGTGTCTTACACCCTGATGACGAAAACAGGAAAAAATATGATTCATATGGATTCATAACCTGTAATAAATCTAATTTCAGGACAATATTAGATCGTGACAGGCATCTAAGAACTCGGCACAAAAGAGCTTTTGAAACCTTACAAACTGAAGAGGCAAGAGAGCTAAAAGAAGCCGATAGGCTTGAAAGGCAGATGTTGACTAAAACTCTTAGTGAGATGAATCAACCGAAACCTACTACAAAAAATAATACTGGAGGCAAGAATGGCGAATAAGAATTTTTCACCAATCCCTAATTCTCTTGTCACTCAAACTGTTACGAATACTGCAGGCGGAATATCTACAGCAAATATACCTGCAGGTGCTAGGTACGCTGAAGGATATGTGCGTACTGCAAGTATTGTGGAGACACGAGATCAAACTACACCTACAGCTTCTAAAGGAAATCAATGGGATGCTGGGGACATTATTTATTTACGATCAAGAGATGAGATCATAAATTTTCAGGCAATAGAACAGGACACAGGAAGCACTGAAACTATTGACTGGCAATTCTTTAATATCTCGCCTGAATAATAGGAGAATATTATGGCATCAGGATTTGGGCCAGGATTAGCTAAAGCATCGCAGCTCTCAGGAGCTGTAACTACAATAACGTCTTTATTAGCTACTGACATAGTTATAGGTGAAGACGCTCAAACAAAAATAGACTTTGAAACTGAAAATGAAATTCATTTTGATGCAGACAATGCAGAAATTGTAAAGATAGACTCTACTGGTCTAAATATTGTTGCTGGCAGCTTAGAAACAGCAACTATTGACTACACTGATGGCGATTTAGCTATTACTATCGCAGATGGTGGTGGGGTTACATTTGCACAAGACATATCTACAACTGATGCTAAGTACATTAAATTAGGTGGTTCAAGAATGGCTACTTCTGAACCTGCAAGCAATACTTCAGGCTATGGAATAGTTATAGGTTTTGATAGTGCAGGAAGTGTTTCTCAAGGAGATGCTGTTTATATAAATAGTAGTGGAAAAGTTGCTCAAGCAAGAGCAGACGCAGGGAATGTAACAGACCCTGCTATTGGTATAGCTACAAATGATGCTGCAAGTGATGGTGACGATTGTTATGTATTAACACATGGCATTTGGAGAATGGATGCAGAAGCATTTGATGCTGGTGACCCTGTTTATTTAGGAGAATCGGTGGGGGCTATTACTAAAACTGCCCCTTCAGATGATGGAGACTATGTACAAAGAATTGGGATTGCAGTAACAGATGATGTGTTATTTGTAATGCCTAGCATAGACGTAATTGAGCACGCATAATGGCTAACGAGATAGAAAAAGTTAATACTATTGAAATAACAGATATTGAAAAAGTTAACACTAGAACTGATGACAACATTGAAAAGTTAAATGCTCAAGAATTT